TGCAAATATCACAGGGCTCGCCTGCTGCTACCCATTCTTTGCCGTCAATCCCCATATCCTTCATAGTGTCAAGTGAGGATTGAGACAAAGCGTTAGCAGTTTCGGTCCGGGCAATCACCATCGACCTATATCGGCGCATATCGGCAAAGTCCCCTCGGAGATCTCTAGCCAATCCTGGCACGCCTCGTTTACCCTCAATGCCATCAGCGATAACCTTAGCCAATCTGCGTTTAGTTTCCTCATCCATCTGAGTAACTAATGTCGCACAATGTTTCTCTGCCCAGTCTATCGCCTGGGCTATCGGTGGGCCTTCGTAGGCTATCGGGATACCGCCAAGCGTATGCCCCCAAGTTACCATATCAGCCGAGCCGCTAATATAAATTTCTGTCACCTGTCCCGCTATGTCTGTTCTCAGCCTATCATGAAACATGGCAAGAATAGGATCGAGCGTGCTGTGTATCCCGTCCCAAGCGCCTTTGCGCATCGCCGCTTCCTGGACCACATACTTATAATATAGCTGCTCAATGATATCCTCCGACAAAGCATTTTCGAACGCAGTAAAATACTGCTTTACTACATGCTCCAGCCTTATGGCCGCCCGTCTATTCGCAGCCGATTGCGGACTAGCCGGAATCTGAGCCTCAAGTGCTTCTATTAGCTTGTTTAGCTCGCCTTCTAGTAGTGGACTTAGGGTGCTTACCACCTACAACCTCCTTGGTTATGACGCCAGTACCTTTGCAGTTATTGCATGGCGCCTGAAGTAAACCATGCTCACGTTCAAGGAATCCCTCGCCGCCGCAGTCTGGGCATTGGGTTTGTTTAACCTTACGCCTCACCATGTCTCCCTCCTTTCATTTCATTCTCCCCTCGGAGACTTCACGCAATACGGTCCTAAACTCTCGAAGCGCCCTGGCCAACCGGATATTGGGATCAGTTTTACTTTCCTTGGCCATAGCTGCTAACACTTCCGCAGGGTCGTTTATACCCAATATCATCAATGCTACCTGTTGGACATCCGGCGAATAGGCGAATTCAGGCATAACAGTTAAAATATCAACTAGCGATTTTGCGGCTTGAGCCACATCTTCCGGTGCTATTGCTGGGAAGTCTCTATCGATATACCACTTGTCAGGAGCCACGCCATTGTGCTCTAAAATAACTTCGTCTATATCTCGGTAAGCATCGGCCCATATTTGCTGATACGATTGAAACATCTTCATCATCGGCAACTCCACGGTCTTAGCCGTGGCCAGGTTACCAATAGAGATATCGCCGAAGTACTGCTCTGGAATTCCAACCGCTGCTGCGATCTGTAGTTTAATCATACGGCCATCTTGATAGGCAGCCGAAGCTCCAGTCTCTTGTTTCATCACTGTAGTCTCTGCACCAAGGTTCTCTATCAAATGCGAACCTGCGGCTATTTCTTGTTCGTGTGTCTTCGCCCTGATAGCGTCTACGGCTGCCTGTCCACCCTTTACCTGCGTCCTCAAAGCGAATCTAGCTAACGCCAGCATAATCGCAATACGGCTAGTAAGGAATTTCCTATAATACTTAATCCAATCGAGTGCCGGCAATAACAATGGATTGCGACGCTGCCCGGTCGTGTTATAAGCCAAATGGTAAATCAGCGCATCATCATCATGCTTAACAGCTCCGCCTGTAGCGTCCAGGCCAGCTTCACCTTCCTTATTTGTTACGTCACGATATATGGTTTCGTGCGCCGAGCCTTGCCTGTCTGTCCATTTCCTTCGATAATAAAGCACCTTCTCGATGTCGTCCTTATCAGTGATAATCTCGGCTATTTCCAATGGATTGATGCGCCTAATCTTAGCTTCGCCATTGGCTCCAAGGAAGATAGCAAAGAATACCTCGCCATCAACTAGCAACTTATCTGAGGACTTGCGCTGTCCTCTTGCGGATAGGACGCCTCGATTGGCCCTATCATCCCAAAAGCCATCCAATGCCTTCTTAGCGTTATCATCTTCAGTTTGCCAAGTCATGCCGGAGCCAAACGTATAGTCGGTCCATAATCTTATAGCCTGTTTGGCAAGTGGATCCTTGGCGTAATAGAGTTGTGACAATCTTAAGTTTACGATACGTTCGGCAGCCGGGATGATATCGGCGGCGCCAATGCTAAGGTTTATCCAGCCTTTATCCTCTAATTTGAGCTCATCCTCGATTGTTCGAGTTGCTTCTCTGATTAGGGCTTCTAAAGATTCAATTTCTTCCGTTTTTTTAGCCATCAAATCTCCTCAAGGTTCGGCCTTGCCAATCAATTCCGTGTAATTGGGTGTCCGTAAAATTTTAGGGCTATAATCAATCATCCTATAGCACATAGTTCGCCCTGTCAATTCTTCATTACAATATGCCACGCAAACTCTAACCTCTTCCGCAATGGGAGTGAGTACAGCTCCCGGATGCGCTGGCGCCAATCCCGCCTTGTGATTCGCCGTATCTTCTTGGCCAACTTGCCGTTCATTATGTTAGCGCCAAGTCTAAATCTACGGCTTCCATGGCATCGTAAATTATGACTGATTCCTGTTCCTTTGGTTCGACCTTTCCCATAATAGCGTACCTTCTCGAATCCATGCCGTGCGAAAAAGCGTGCGTGGTCTTATCTGTCAATTTACCATTCTTGTCGAGTATGTATCTGAAGTTCCGTTGCTCTTTGATGCAGTTTACAGAATCCTTGGTCCAGGACTGTTTATATTGCCTGACCTTCTGATGGCCATACTCCACGCTTCCCGGCCCTTTCGATACCGGCTTGATATTAAACCCGTACTGGTAGATCTCCTCTATTGATTTGGGCTCAGCGGAGTCAGCGAATATCTCGTCGAATCTCTTCCTGACTCCCAGCTCGCCCATCCGGTAGGCGATATCGTTATTGGTTAATCCCCTCTCGTAAATCAACTCCCGACTATAGAGGTCCTCGCCCCTTATTACATTGGCCGTCAACACAGTCGGATCGGTAGAATAGCCAAAATCTAAGCCATAGAATATATCGCCGTCCGGGAGAATATCAGTCTGCACAAAGTAAGGGTAAACCAAGCCTTCTACCTTGCCGAGTTTACCCAAGCCGTAGATCGCCCACCAGTTTGGGTCTTTATCTCGGTTAGATTCGATATTGGCAATTATCTCCGGAGGAAGGACATCGAGTACATCTTGATAAGTGGAATGTACGTAAGCGTTCTCTGGTTGGCCTATCCAGTGCTCATGCGCCCAAAATTCACTAACGGGATTCCAGTCGACTATCGTGAATAGCCTGGTCCTGATATCGAGTCCCCTGGCTGTCTCCCATGGGATGTTATTGCCTTCGTTGATAAATAAAATATCACGGCGAGGACCGCGAATCTTGTCTGCCTCATCAGCTCCAAAGAATTCTATAACTCCCTTGCCGAAGTTATAAACGTGCTCGGTCTTGTTATACCGGGGGTTATTGTCCGGGTCCTCATCCAGTATCTTAAAGAAGTCCCTTATGGCACCTCTCTTAAGGTGGGGTAGGGATTCGCTAACTATCGATATCAGAAGCTTTGATTTGGTATATTGTGCTATCAGAATTAACAGTTGGAGAATTGACCAAGTTTTGCTAGAAGCGGTACCGCCTTCATTCAATACTCTTCGCTTCCCGGATAGCCAGGCTTTATTGTTAAGTCCAAAGATACGAGTGTACTTAAGTTCGTGCACCTTTCATAACCTCTTCTACGTTATCTTTATCTTCCTTAGAGGATACGGTGATATGAACGTTAACGGGACCACCGCCGATGCCTGTAACTTCCTGTGTGTCCTTCATACCCAGCCAGTTCTTGGCCAAGAAGATAGCCATTGAGGGATGCCTTTCGGATAGTCTGAAAAGGTTGCGGCGAAGGCTCATCAATCCGACTTGCCTTTTGCGTTTGAATATGTCGACAAAACGACAGTTATAATGCTCTTTAACTTTTCTCTCTATGGTCTTCTCTGAGCAATTAAAGTAGTCAGCAATTTCCCTTAAAGTGCATTGCATTGCGCAATAAGCCTCAAACTGCTTCCAATCTATTTCTATCCGTTGCCTGCCCGTTTTCATATCCATATTTCTCTAGAAGTCTACGGACAATGCTATCATAAGTGTCACCCTTATTGCCAACTTTATCTAGTTTTTCCTTGGTATTCCGTGATATCTGT